CCAAGTTATAAGTGTAGGACATCTGTTCCGACTTCAGATAGAATTGTAGGTGATACTAAAAAACGAGTTTACTCCACACAAATACCTACAGGCAAAACAATTAGTGTGGCGTATAACAAAGGTCCATATATGATCGTTGATGCTGTGGACTTTAAAACAATGGGAAAAAAGGTATAGTATGAGAACAATGATGATGATAACTATTTTAGTCCTGATGACTACAATGGTTAAGAGTGAAGAAATGACGGTTGATAAGATTGCTAATAATATAAGTGAACTACCATCTAAAGTGGTAACTTTTATTGGTAATGAAAAGCAGAAGACTATTGACTATCAAACTAAAGTTTGGGCAGATCAAAAAGTTAAGAATGCTGAAATGTGGTCTAAATTAAAATCATTATTTAAAGGTAATAATGATTCATAAAATTAGTGATTTCTGTTTAAAGGTTGATGGTGTCAAAAAGACAAGTGATAGACTCTACAACCTTAAATACAATAATCCAAAGACGCCTGAACGAGATATGCAAATACAAGAGCTTATTGATGATATTCAGGCGACTTGTAAATTAATTGCTAACGATACACAACCATATGACAAATAAAGATATAACAATTAAAAATTTAAAAGATAGAAAAGAAGAAATAAACGAAGAATTAGAATATAAGAATGTGCAATCATTAGAAGATGAACTGTACGAAATAGAAGATACATTAAAGAAACTAGGTGTGAATGAGAATAATACTGTTAATTTTAATTAGTCTATTGTTGACTAACTGTGCAGCGAACCGATCGCAAGTTGGTTCAATTGCAGGTGCAACCACAACAACTGGTGCCTGTGTTACAATGGGTGTAGATAATCCATATGCGATTGCCGCCTGTGCGATGACAGGTGCTTTTGCTGGTGCTGAAATTATGTACAATTCAGATTATGATGTACACAATGCAGTATTTGTAGATCATTTAAATACAAGTCCTAAGGGTTCTTCATATACTAATTGGTATAATTCAAAGACAGGTAATAGTGGTATCATACATACAACAAACTCTTATTTGAAAGGACCATTTAAATGTAAAGATTATAGTGCCACAGTTGATATAACAAACAACTGGCCGTTGATAGGTGTTGGTGGTGTAAATAGAAATACTATATTTGGTATTGCGTGTCAAAAACCAGATGGACAATGGATAGAATATGAATAAGAAAAGAGTTTTATTTTTAATATTTTTGGTTTTACTTTTAGTACCTGGTATTGTAAGTATAGCATTTTCAGGTGAAAAGATATTACATAGTAAAATCAAATCAATATCACCAGAGAAAACGGATGGTCAATATTGTTTTGTAAAAGTTATTATTAAACAACAAGGCGACAATATTATTAAAGAAGAAATTTTGGAGTGTGCTGATGGTAAAAAGGGGATTGATACACCAGGTTATTGGGAGTTATTTGCTCAATTTTATTATAGAGATGTAGGTACACCAGAGTATTGCCGATATTATAGTCGGAATAAACATGCTTTTAAATCACCAGGAAAAGTTTGTTTAATGATAAATGGTGAATGGGAGGTTAAATGATTAAGAATCTAATCATAATCTCACTAGTTATTGTAATTGTGACAGGCATGTCAGGGCAAGAGTTTTTAGATCATATTGCTTTTGGACTTGACAAATTACAAGAAATAGTATATAATGTACAAAGTGAGGTTAAATAATTATGAATAAAGTGAAAAAACTACTATTAGTTGTAGGTGCAGGGTTGTTACTTGCTAATTGTTCTGCAACTTATAAGATGAAAAGTGAAAAAGGTAAGGTATTAAATAAAGTACCTAACTGGTATATGAATGACTTTTCAGAAAAGAAGGCATGCGATACGCCTACTTTTGGTAAAGACAAAGATAGAATGTGTATCTTTGGTGTTGGTACTGCGGTGTCACCAGACTTATCTCTAGCGATAGAAAAAGGTATGATGATTGCCAAGGCAGAAATGGCAGACATTATCAAAGGTGAGATGAACAAATCTTCTAAACAATTCATTACAGAAATTGGTAAATCACATAACAAATCAGTGGTAACAGAAGTTGAGTCAACGATAGTTAACTTAATTAAAGATACGCCTGTTAGAGGTTATGAAATCTTTGCCAAAGATGTAACTATAACTAAAGAGGGTTATTATAGAGCGTGGATTGGTTTAAGATTACCAATGGGTGAATACAATAAGATGTATAACTACACAATCTCAGAGGCAGTTGACGCTTACAATGTTAAAGAAAAAGCGAAGATCGCTTACGATAACTTAATAGGTAAAGACGATGGAAATAATAATCTACAGTAAAAATAATTGTGTCTTTTGTAACAAGGCCAAACATATGGTAAAAAATCTTGGCCTTGAATACACAGAAAAGAAAATGGAAGACTTTGATTCTCCACAAAAGATGTTAGAAGATATAGGTAAACCTGTAAGAACTATGCCACAAATAAAGATTGATGGTAAATTGATAGGTGGTTATAATCAATTAGTTGAATACTTTGCAGATCAAGGAAAGGTAAACTTTAAAGGTGAAATCACTAGTGACTAAAAATAAAAACGATAATATTATCTTGTTTCCTACAAATAAAATTGTAGAGAAGTCAACTGCTGGTCCTGTGAAAGACGATAAGTTTCAAAAAAAATTGGCACAAGAACAAACAAAACAATTTATTGAAACAACAGTAGATGATATTAGTATCGAATTATTAAGAAAGTTTTATAACTTGGCAATCAAAACAAATAAAGATACATTTACTAAAGACTTGGCTGTGTTAGTTGATGTAATGCGTGGTTTGATTTATAGAGATTTTGATATAAAACACCCTGCTCAGATACTATCTGATAAGTTAGTAGATTTAAAAAAGTTAAAAGATGGTTCGCAATCAGCAAAGATAGATTATACAAGTTTACTGGATACAAAACATAAACAACATAAACCATTTAGTCCAGATATAAAAGATGAATTGAGAGATATAAACGATCAAGCAGGTATGTTTGATGGAGATGACATAAATGATTAAACAAAATTCCACAGGAATCGCCTTCGCAGGTTGTAAAATAGTTTTATTAATAAACTCAAATATAAGAAGGAGTATATAATGTTAAATACATTGAAAAACCTATTTGGTAAAGACGAACTAGTAAAAGTTAAAGTTGCGAAAAGAACTGCAACAGAAACTAGAGGTAGAAAAACTTTATCAAAAAAACAAAAGTTACTAAATCTTTTATCAAAAGGTGAAAACGTAACTTGGAAATCAATTCAAACTAGATTTGATTTAGAGTCACCTAGAGCGATGATTGACACTTTAAGAGCTGAAGGTCATATGATCTATGGTAACAATGTAAACGGAAAAAAAGTTTACAGAATGGGTACACCTACTAGAGCGATTATCGCTGCTGGTATCAATGCGTTGTATGGTACTAAATTCAAGTACAACAACCACAAAGTATCTGTTAAGAAATCAGAACTTGCACCAATTGATGCATAATTAAATAACTGAGCAAGATGGGGCGCTTTGGCGCCCTGTCTTTTTTATTTTATGGACTTTCAACACGGTATATTATTTTTCTTTATAGGTTGTACAGTAACCGTTATAGGTTTCTTTTTAGTTTTTCTAGTTATAAATTATAATAAGAAAAAAGAAGAAGAAAGAATTATAGAACAAAACAAACCTAAAATACACCCTTATGGTGATGATACAGTATGAGTAAACATTTAAGAAACATTAGAGCATTATTTGAAAATGCAAAAGAATTTAAAGTTAGTCGTAAAGTTGATACATATGAATATGAGTCTTTAGAAAAATTAATATTAGATGACAATATAAGATATAGTGAGATAATTGAAATATTTACTGACAAAGATTATAGAGAGTGGTTTTATCAAAGAAATTTTAGAGGTAAAGAATTTAACATAGTGAGGTATTCAGAAGAGTGATTGATGAAATATTAATAGACTTGGTTAAGAAAGACGTTAAGGGTGATGACGTTGCTATTTTTATGGGTGGTGGTACAGATAGTGCCACACTTTTATTTACTTGTTTAAGACTAGGTAAGAAACCTGTAGGTTATTCTTTTTTCCTAGATGGTAAACCCTCTTACGATTCATTAAAAGCAGAAGAGATATGTAAAACGTTTGATGTACCATTTGTACCTGTACCAATGTCAACAGAAAATTTAGTAGAAGATTTTAAATTACTTGCAGAGAAATATAATTGTAAAAAGAAAACACACTTTGAGTGCACATTTCCTTTTATATATTTGTTTCCAAAAATAAAAGAGAAGTATATTCTTACAGGCGTGGGCGCTGATAGTCATTATGTATTAAGCAAAAAAGGTATGATGCATTTTAAACATACAGTAGAATTGATGAACAAGTTTAGATATAATTACTTTCATAATACACCTAACGCAGGTGCTATGGATCAGTTAAGACAATTCTGTAGTGAGTATGATAAAGTATTAAGTGTACCATACTTTGAAAAAGAAGTTTACGATTATTTTTATGATAAGAGTTGGGAAGAAATAAACAGACCTGTACAAAAACATTTGATTAAAAAGTGTTACAAAGAATTTGATAAGATAAAAGTTAAACCACATATTAACTACCAACTGTGTGCAGAGATAGACCATCTGTTTGAAAAGTTAATTGATGTAAAAGAAATAAATTTTAAAAATAGAAAAAGAGTTATGGACATATGTAGAGATTGGTACGAAAAAACTCAAAACAATACAGGAGCAGTTTTACCTATATGATATTAGTTGATTTAAACCAAGTATTGATTTCAAATTTAATGGCTCAAACTAGAGGTCAGTTTGATGAGTTACCAGATAAGAATATGTTAAGACATATGGTACTTAACTCATTACGTGGTTATAATTTAAAATTTAAAGATGAATATGGAACGCCAGTATTATGTGCTGATGGTGGTGATCCTTGGCGTAGAGATATATTTCCTAATTACAAATACAAAAGAAAAAAAGGTAGAGCGGAATCTGATATTGATTGGTTATCATTATTTAAAATGATTGGTGAAATAAGAGATGAGATTGCTCAAAACTTTCCATACATTGTATTACACATAGACAAAGTTGAAGCAGATGATATAATCGCTGTACTTGTAAAAGAATGTCATACAAAAGAAAAGATTATGATAGTGTCAGGCGATAAAGACTTTATACAATTACATAGATACCCAAATGTAAAACAGTATGCACCTATACAAAAGAAGTTTGTAGAAAGTGACGATCCAGTTAAATACTTACACGAACAAGTAATTAAAGGTGATAGATCAGATGGTGTACCAAATATATTAAGTGCTGATGATGTATTTGTAACAGGTACTAAACAAAGGCCTATAAATAAAAAGAGATTAGAGGAATGGGCAAATATAGAAAACATACCTCTTGGTTCAGAAACTAAAAAGTATTATGAACGAAATAAGAAGTTGATAGATTTGGACGAGATTCCAAGTCTTATATATAATGATATAAAGAGTAAATATATAAATTATAAAGTAAATGACAGGACGCTGTTGTTAACTTACTTTATAGAAAACAAATTGAAATCATTGATTGAAAATATAAATGATTTTTGATAACATGCATGGAGAAATATAATGGCAGAACAAAATCCTCATTTGATTTCTAAAAAAGCAATGGAAGCGATGTCTACCACATCTGGTTCATCATATCCATTGATTAATGAAATCTTTTTAAAGGTTAATAACGCAAAAGACAAGCCTAAAAAGATAGATGTTTTAAAACAGTACGATAAACCTGCTTTAAGACAAATCTTAAAAGGTTGCTTCGATCCAAAAATAGAATGGGAACTACCAGAAGGTATACCACCATATATTGAAAATGATGTACCAGCGGGTACGGAACATACACTTTTAATAAATGAAGCCAAGAAACTTTGGCACTTTGTTAAAGGTGCAGACACTGCAACAAATAAACTACAGAAAGAAACTATGTTTATTCAAATGTTGGAAGGTCTACATAAAGACGAAGCAAAAGTTTTATTAGATATGAAGAATGGTACTTTAAATAAAACTTATAAAGGTCTAACCTCAGATATGGTAAGAGAAGCATTTGGCTGGAACGCCGACTTTGTAAAACCATAACGAATCAATAGAATAAAGGGTGCGACAAGTTGTTGTTCACCCTTTGTTCTTCACAAAACCCCTCATTTTACTACCATTTTTTCCCAAAATACCTATTGACAAACACCTCTTTTTAGTGTATATTATAAATATGAAAGAGAGGATATTATATTATGCGTAAATTTATGATAACAGTTGTTATCTTAACAACTACATTAGGTGTAGTCTTAACTAGTTTTATGAACTCGGTTAGGGCGAATGAGTATAACAAGGCAGTTGTAGGTCACGTTATACAATCCACTGTTAACGGAACAAATGTTGACACCAGTAAACTATTAGAAAATGAGATGGAAAAACTGGCTCACCAATTTGCCATTGAATCGATTACAATAATACAAGCATACCTACCACAAATTTTAGAAGGTATTGCAGCAGATTTAAGACTAAAAGCAGATACAGAATATAAATGTAAACTACTTGAAGGATCAAAAATCGAAGATGATTGTAAATAATTTTTTATCATTACCTATGGAATTACAAGTTTTGTTATTATTTGGTATATATGCGTTTATATATGAAACAATAAAAGGGATAAGAAGTAAATGGATAAATCAAAAGCAAGAAAATCAAAAGTGAAAAAAATTATAAAGAGAGAGTTGGCTTCTCGTAAGAAGTACAAAACAACTTACAAAGATATAAAACACTATTTTGATATTATCAATAGAACTGTATTTGATAATGTGTTATCACCATTTAATGATATTCTAATCAAAAAAATTTATAAAGATAAGACGGATAAAGATTGCTACGGTCAAGTCGTAGTTTGGGAATGGAAAAGAAAAGGAACAAGGGTATTTCATTTAGAAATGCTACCTGAATATAGAAATAAAAAAGATTTTGTGGATACGTTAGGCCACGAAATGGTCCACCTGTATCAAATGGCCAATGTAGGTGACTCTGGAAATCATAATAAATTGTTTTACAGTTTTAGACCAAAGTTAAATGCAATCGGCCTTGACTTATAATGAAAGAGATATATTATGCCAGAAGTGAGAAAGAAAAGCAAAGAAATAGACCATTACGTTAAACAACACGTAGGAGAAGCATTGTTACAGTTGAGAGAATTATCTAAACCAAGTAACAGATCAGGTGTAAGTAGAGTTTACTACACAGGTAATTGGGTAAACGACATTTACAATAATTACACAGAAAAACAAGCACAAAAGATATTTGATAACGCCAGACAATATTCAGATAAACTGGACTTCTTTCAAAAAAAGTTACCTGAAACTTATGAAGATTACAACGAAAAGACTTTACAAGCATACGAATATGTAGCGAGGGTTAAGTGAAGAATGTAATTAGAACATTGATGGCAGTATTTGTTGTACTATTTGGTACACTTACATTTTTACATTATGTTGATGATGTAAAGGTAAGAGCAGAAGCAAGTATGCCACATAAACCTAACTTTGAAAACACAAACAATCAACAGTTTTTAGATAATGTTTTAAAATGTGTTGAATATGTTTATTGGAAAAATAATAAATTAGAAAAAGTAAATATAGAATTATTACTTGCTCAGGCTAGTTTAGAGTCTGGTTGGGGTGATAGTAGATTTGCTAAAGTTGGTAAAAATTTATTTGGTATAAGAACATATGATTTAAAAGAACCACATATGTTACCCTCTAATAATCCAAAGAAGTGGGGTGTAAAAGTTTATGAGCACGAATGTTATAGTGTAGAACACTATATAAAAATACTAAATAATGGTAAGAGTTTTAGTGATTATAGGAAGTTGAGAAAAGATGGAATTGACGACCCTATGATATTAGTTGAAACACTTGGCGCTTACGCTTCAGATAAAAATTATTTTCCTAAAATCAAAAGTATAATAAAGAAGATTAGAAAAGAGTATAACATACAATAATGTTTTTAACTATACTAACATTTCTATCGGCCATATCTATATCTGTTATAGCGGCTGGGTATTCTATCATAGGTCTAGCGACATTGTTTGCTGGCGCTGTGATACCTATTATTGCTATGGGTTCAGCATTAGAAGTTGGTAAACTAGTTGCCGCCAGTTGGTTATATAATAATTGGAATAGTGATGTACCACGCTTACTTAAAGGTTATCTATTTGGCGCAATCATTGTATTAATATTCATAACATCACTAGGTATTTTTGGTTTCTTATCAAAGGCACACCTAGATCAAGTCAAACCTACATCAGGTAATAATATCAAAATAGAATTATTAGATAAACAAATCAATCAACAAAATTTAATTATAGAACGAGCAGAGAAACAAATCTCTTTACTAGACAAAGCTTTAGAAGTTTATATTGATAAAGAATATGTAACTAGAGGTTTAAAAGAACGTAAGAAACAAGAAGAAGAACGAAACACATTAAATACAGCAATCAATGAGGCAAGTGATAAGATTGCTGAACTAACAAATCAAAAGGCATCTCTATCACTAGAACAAGATAAGATAGAAGCAGAAGTAGGACCAATCAAATATGTGGCAGAATTAATCTATGGTGAGAACGCACAAGACAATTTTGATAAGGCAGTAAGGTTTGTTATATTGATACTCATATTTGTATTTGACCCACTCGCTGTACTTCTCTTAATCGCCGCTAACATATCATTACGTCAATGGCGAATGAAGAAACAATTAACACAATCTAAAAAACAAGAAGACATTAAAGGTAAGTTAGAACGACAAAAAAAGAGATTAAAAAGACTTGGTAAGAAACAGAGAGATTATAAAAAACTAATGACTACAATGGGTGATTTTAAGGATATGTCACCTGATGAAATCAAAGTAAAACTAGACCAAATCTATGATTGGAATGATAAAAAGTAGGGTTGACAACACCCCTAAAATATGATATATTATAAAAATGGAGGTTATATATTATGATGACAAATGAAGATATGTTAAGACTTAAATTACCTGAATTGACACCAGATCAAATCAGAAGAATATCAAACGCAGAGATAACTTGTCAGAATGCCACAACCGATTGGAGTAAAAACTATTGGTTTAATGTGTTAAAAAAACTATGCGAGAAGTATGGTTGTATGAGTTACTTTAGAAAGGTATTACACTAATGAATATATTTTATTTGGATAAAGACCCTATCAAGGCAGCAGAATATTCTTGTGACAAGCATGTTGTCAAAATGATTTTAGAGTCAGCACAGATGTTATGTACAGCACACAGAGTACAAGATGGTAAAATGGTGATTGGTAAATCTAAAACAGGTAGAAAGAGAACTACTTACGAACACCCTAATTCTAATATGGATAATATATTATATGGTGCGGGTTGGTTGAAACACCCTAGTTGTATTTGGGTTATGGATAGTGCATACAATTATTTGTGGTTATACAAACATATGATGGCACTAGGTGATGAGTACACAAAACGATATGGTAAAGTACATTTAACAATTGAAAAGTTAGGTGACTTACTAAAAGACCCACCTAAAAATTCAACACTAAATAAAAAAGGTTATGATGCAACCCCTGCAATGCCAGATGAGTGTAAAATACCAGGCGATGTAGTTGGTAGTTATCGTAAATATTATGTGATGAAAAAACAAAGATTTGCTACTTGGAAAGCTCCTGCAGTTATTCCAGAGTGGTATGTTAAAGGATTAGAAAGTGAAAGTCAAAAAGAAATCTAATCCAATGGCAAAAGAAGTAAGAACTTCTAAATACAAACCTAGAGTGGTTAAAGCCAAAAAAGGTAAAGGAAGTTATAAACGTAAACAAGAACCTGAAGATAGATGGAGTGGAATAGTATAATGGATTATGAAGAAATAGAAAAGTTGTCTTTAGAAGAATCTAAAAGACAAACAAAAGAACGTAAAGAAACAAGTCTAAATATGTTACGACCTTTTACATTTGAAGAAAAAAAAATGTTATGGGACGGATTAAGAGGAGATAAAACAAATGGCTGAGTATAATAGAAAAAATATGATCGAAGCAATAAAAGATCATGCAAAAGGACATATCAAAAAGCATTCAATGAATGTAGAAATATATTTAAAGAACTCTACTGGTATTGGTGAGCACCCAGATGTAATGGAAGCAGTAGAAAAAGAATTAAAGATTATTGCAGAGTATGATGACCAATTAGAAGTTATCAAAAAATACTTTGAACAAGACCCTTTAAAACCTATACAAGATTAATGCCGATTTATACCTTTAAGAACAAAAAAACAGGCAAAGAGTTTGACGATATGATGTCAATTGCTGAAATGGAAGAGTATTTGGATAAGAACAAACACATTACACAGGTTATTAAAGGTCTAAATATTGTTAGTGGTGTAGGAAGTATAAAGCAAGATAGTGGTTGGAAAGATAATTTAAGTAGAATTGCTGAAGCACACCCACAAAGTGCTCTTGCTGAACGATATGGTAAAAAAGATATTAAGAAAATTAAAACACAACAAGCATTATCAAAAAATAAAAGAAGATTAAGAGGTAAAAAGTAATGGCAGACGATATACCAGATTATATGCGTGGGTTTGACCTTGATGAAGATTGGGGTATAACACCAGTATCTAAACCTGCAGAAACAGAAACACAACCAGCCATTGATCCTAAAATAATAGAGGATTCAAATTTAGAACTTTCAAAAGTAAAATCAGATGTATCAGATATTAAATCTATGATGAACGAAGTTATGCAGATTGTATCCGAAAAGGAAACGATAACAAAGGAACTTTCTGATGAAGAAGTAAATCAAAGATTTAAAGACATTGAGAAAATTGTACTGCCATTTTTGTACAATCTTTCCAAGTCAGATGAACCTTATATACATTGGCCTAATAGAGGTCCAATCATTAAGGCTCAAATAGAAAAGTTACTTAAACTAACGAGAGGATAATTTATGAATTTTAAACAATATCATAAAGAATTGAAAAAACAAGTGAATGTAATTGAAGAACAAAGAAATAATGATAGAACATCATCAACTTGGTATGAACTCAAGGAGTTAAAGAAACAAAAATTAAAAGCAAAGGAACAATTAAATGAAACTAAGCAATAACTTTAGTTTAAAAGAAATGGTCGCCAGTCAAACGGCTGACAGAAAAGGGATTAATAATAATCCTAATGAAGACCATATGAATAACCTAAAAATGTTATGTGAAAAAGTGCTACAACCAGTGAGAGAACATTTTGGTAAAGTAGTATCAGTGAGCTCAGGTTATAGATCAGAAGAATTATGTGAGGCTATTGGCTCTTCTAAAAATTCACAGCATGCGAAGGGTCAAGCAGCAGATTTTGAAATATTTGGAGTATCGAACCAAGAACTAGTGATCTGGATAAATGAAAATTTAGATTATGACCAAATGATTTTGGAGTTTTGGAAAGGTCCAGATGAACCAAACTCTGGTTGGGTGCACGTATCTTACAAAAAAGAAGGTAATAGAAAACAATTATTAAGAGCATATAGAAATACGTTTGGTAAAACAACATACGAACCATACGAATACTGAACGCCTGACGAACTTAACAATATGTATGCGAAAAAGGGCGTTTAAGGGTTGACAAATGTCCTATATTATGATATATTATAATGATACAATAAATGAAGGTGAAATATTATGGCAAAAAAAGAATTTAAATTTATAGATTTAGATAAAACAAATCTTCCTAAAACTGTTGGTAAAAAAGTAGATGGATTTCGTTTCTATGATATAGACGGAAAAGCATATCCATCTGTAACTACAGTATTAGGTATCAGATCAAAAGAAGGCTTACAAAAGTGGCGAGATAGTATTGGTGAGAAAGTTGCCAATTGGGAAATGAATAGAGCTGCTCGTAGAGGTAAAGCAACACACTTACTTGTAGAACAATATCTAAAAGGCGATACACCATCTGTACGAGATGTATTACCACTTGGATTATTTAAACTATTAAGACCTTACATAGATCAAATTGATAACATACATTGTTTAGAAACAATTATGTACAGTAAGAAACTTACAATCGCTGGTCAAGTTGACTGTATCGGTGAATACAATGGTAAGTTGTCAGTTATTGATTTCAAAACAGCAAACAAAGAACGAAAAGAAGATTGGATTGAAAACTACTTTTTACAAACAACTGCTTATGCAGTAATGTACGAAGAACTGTTTGGTAAACCAATTGAACAAATAGTTATATTACTTGCTGGCGAAGATGGTACTGTTGCTTCATATGTGAAAGATAAAAAAGAGTATATGCCGATGTTAGAAAAGGCGATACAAGAGTTTTATAAATATTATGAAGAACAAAACAAAGATAAAGCTCAAGCAAGTTAGTAAAAAAAGTGGCCCAAGTTTTATTGTAGAGAGGCCTAATGAAAATAATCTTAATAATAATGGCACTATTGGGTGCCACTATTAGTTACGCTGAAACAACCAGTAAATATAATCTATATATGATGCAGTATCCAATGATGTGTGGATTACCTGCTGATGTTGATAGATACATTGTAGATAAAAAGTTTACACCAATAAATGTGAGTTTTGGTAAAGAGAACGCCAACGAAGATGGTGAAATAGTATTTGCCGTCACATATTACATTAACGATAAACACCAAACTTTGGCAGTGGCAGAAACACCTAATGATCCATATAAGTGTATGATATTCCATACATTTGATATGATAATGAATCAAAGTTTATTAGGAACAGA